ATAAAAATATTTATTTTTATATTGACAAACACAAAAGCATATGCTATAATATAATCACAGAAAGGAAGGGAGTGACAAATGTACAAACTAGAAATACTATGGCCGGATGGTTCAAAAACTTACCGCAACGCAAAAACAATCAAGCAAGCATATCGCATAGCGAAAACAGTTTTAGAAATGTCATCTTACTGTGATATTAGGCTTTTTAAGGGAGACCAACTAATTGATATTTTTGTAAATTAATTGTAAAAGATGTGCTATCGACTATACGGGCAGAAAGGAAGAAAAACATATGTTAGTGTCACAATATTTGATAAGCAGCGTTGAATATGCATTGAAGCAGGATATAGATATAATGAAATTATATGACATAATATTTGCATATATTGCGGATGGTAAAGAGAATCCGAGGGAACGAAATATTGAAATAGGAAGTGATTTGTACTTTTCATTCTTAGCTAACACATTGCTAGCGATCCGAGAATACGACAATGATAAAGATAACATAGGGCATAACAGATTGAAAGCTATATGGGAGAAGATTAAAGATGAAAAAAATAACTAAAAAAGGCATTGAAGCATTAGAAAAACCTATTTATTCAATAGAACGTCCAGGATTAAGAAAATATTTGGTAAATTACATACCGCAATATTATAACTTAGGTAAAAATGGGATTAATTATCTCGTATATGAATTTTCTGATTTTATTGTTGTATACCTTTATAATGGTAGACCTATGGGTGTATATATTGAGGTGGATGTGTGTGATCGTGTTGAATTAATGATAGAACATTCTTCTGTTATAGGGCATGGTAATGAAGTATATTATAGAAGTGAAAAATTTGTATCTGATTTATTAGATGCATGTATAAAGTTGAAGGGGGATATTGTAAATGATTGAACGTAGGATTATATATGAGCTTTATTCTGTTATTAACGAGTATGATATTTTATTGGACGAATTATATGAAAAATTAAGTTCAGATGAGTTTTCTGATTTCGTAGCTAAAAATGAGTTGCATTGTTATGATTTTAACTCATTAGTAGAAATATTTTATGAAATTGTGACTAGATTGGATGTGAAATAGAATGGAACAACTTATTAGTGATTTAAAAACACTTATACGCGAATATGCTGGATTAAGTGCATATGCATTAATGTCTGATAAAGAAGGCCTATTAAATTTATGGTTAGGGTATAAATTTTTGTCTTTTGATAGATTGGAAGTTATTCTATCAGAAATTGAAACTATGGCAAGGCATGAAATGTATTATTCTAGGTGTTTAAGAGAAGGTAAAAGCATCAAAACTGACATAGATAATTGTGCAAACTGTAAATATTATAAGTTAAAAACTTCAGGGCTAATATTTGATGAAGATTGTAAAAGCTTGTGTCATAAAAGAAAGGAATAACTATGTCTAACTGGTTTACTAAATTTTTTGATAACGATCCGGAAAATTTAACGCTTGAAAGTGTTATACAAGGGCTAAACAACGCGCGTGGTTTTTTGATTATGGATAATTGCACATATAAGATTATGTACTTAAGTGTCATAGGCAATGCCATAAAATATTTGGAGGCACAGCAAAATGAAGAATGATAGCGAATACAAAGAACTATTGTACCAAAATGAGGGGGATTTTAATATAGTAAAACACATTCCAACGAAGATATGCTGGTGTGATCAGTTTGATTGCTGGTTTAGGTATTTTGCAGATGTAAAGCTTGCCATTAATATGATGTATGATTGTGATTTTGAAGCTTTTAAGGAAACAGAGACAGGGCATTTATTGTGCGGTATTCCGTGCTCACAGAATACTATATTATATGCCGATCTTTTAGACGGTGATTTTAACAAAGCCTGCAATTTTACAGGTGCATGGATTGATGGTTTCCAGGTTCTTCAAAAGGGTAAAATTATAGTTGTTTGTTATGGTACAGAGGTACTATTTTATGGTGGATTTGCACATGCACAAAAATATTTATTGAATAATGTAAAGGAGGTGATTTCATGATTGCGAGTACGGGCGGAATAAAGCGTCGCGGAGAGAGGACGCGGCGAAGGTGGGGATATTTGCGGAAGGCAGGTATACTACTATTGCAAACTGCGACAATAAGTGGTATGATGTATTTTTTATGCAGAATTTGTGCAATTCTTAGTGAGGTTATAAATTAATGAAAATTAAAATTGAATTGGATACCTCAAAAACATGGGATGAGCTCACAAGAGAGGGTGGCGCGATTCCTGTGGAAATTGAAGTTGCCGACTTTGTAGACGAAGAGGGTAAAACTTGCGTACTTCCTGTAGACTGCGCTTTTGGATACCGAAAGTTAGGAAGGCGGAGACGGCAAACGGGGTATATTTCTATTGAGAATTTGTACAAAATATTAATAAGCGAAAATATTTTGTGCAATCCTAGTTTTGATATAATAGGAGAGGATGAAGATTATGAATGAACTTACAGTATTTAACAATGTAGCAAGTGCTTATAGCTCTGTATCAACGGATAGTGTAGAAGATAAGAAAAAGCTTGTCAACGCAATGAATAATCCGACATATAAGTTGAATGATTTTATTAATAAAACCATTAATATGCAGGATATTTATGCAGAAAATGTGGAGCTTACGGATAGTGATACTGGAGAACTGTATGAGGCTGTACGCGTTGTAATTTTGGATACGGATGGAAATAGTTATCAAACAATTTCTAAAGGTGTATATAATTCGTTGTCTAAGATTATGGCTGTAATGGGCCCTCCTACCTGGAAAGATGGCCTAAAAGTAGAAGTAAAAAGCATTACTAAAGGAAGCGGAAAAGACGTTAGAAATATTTTGACTTTGAAATTAGTATAACAATTGCGGGCGGGTTGGTGGGATCTTGGAGTAAATTATGAAGCTAAAACAGGCTGATTTTGACAAATTGCATCAGACCGTTCTGCGGTTTAATGCAAAAATAAATGAATATCCCAAACAGGGCGTAAAACTTCCAAACTATAGAAGCACGGAACAACTTGCAAAGCGTATTGAGGAATGGGGATATAATGAGTTTCGGAGAGAAATTGCATCAATGGAACGCTTTATTTCGCAACCTCCGGAAATATATACCACAGAGCAGGGAGTAAATATTACCTTATGGGAAAAGAACGAAATTGACAAGGCTATTGCAACCACAAATCGGAAACGCGCGGCAGAGCTTAAGAAGTACGAACCAAGTCCATACAAGGGAAACATGGGTCTTATTGAGCGACAGAATTTACGCCCTCGTAAAAATGCCATAGAAGAAGTACTTCCGAAAAATTGGGACAAGTACAGTGAGGGCGTAATCAAACAGGCTTATGAACCGAAGCGTATTCGACAGTCACAGTATAAACAAAACTACTTGAATGCTGTTATAAGTGAATTTGGTAGGGACTCCGCACTATATAAGGCGGTTTCAAAAATACCCGCCTCTAAAATGTCAGATGCTCTTTATAAAAATGTATTTTTACAGATTGGTTTCGTTTATGATAACGAGAATCGCGCCCTTATGGAAAGAAAAATTATGGATGAGTGGGCTTTATATTTGCGCACAGATTTTCCCGTAGGAGAGTTAGGCACTGGAACGGCAGGCGAACTTGGGACCAATGTCGCGGGGCTATTAGGTGGATAATTGGGCTTGCGATTTTGAAACAACAACAGATGAAAACGACTGTCGGGTTTGGTGCTGGGGTGCGTGCAACGTTGAAACATTAGAATTTGTTTATGGAACAGATATTGAAGATTATATTCGATGGTTGAAAAAGACAAACGGTCAGTTTTGGTTTCATAATTTAGCATGGGATGGCGAATTTATTATTTCCTATCTATTAAAAAGTGGTTGGGAATGGACAAAGGATAAGCTCCACGAGAAAAATTTTTCAACATTGATTTCTGATCTTGGAGAGTTTTACGAATTAAAAATTCATTTTAGTGGTAAAAATAAAATTATTCATGATAGTTTTAAGGTGATTCCATTTAGTATTGAAGCAATAGGAAAACAGCTTGGGGATATTAATAAACTTCATATTAATTATGAAAAACGCAGACCTATTGGATATATTCCTGATAATAGAGAAATAGAGTACTTAAAACATGATGTAATCATACAAGCTCGTGCATTAAAGGCTATGTTTTCTATTGGTGGGAATAAAATGACGATAGGATCTAACGCATTACATATGTATAAAGAAGGGATCGGGAAATACTACAAATATTGGTTTCCACCCCCACAATATGACGCTGATATTAGGCAGAGTTATAAAGGCGGGTATGTGTATGTAAACCCAAAATATAAGGGGAAAATTATAGGAAAAGGTGTTGTTTATGATGTAAATAGCCTTTACCCTTATGTTATGTATAGTAGAGCATACCCTGTGGGAGAGCCTATCTTTTTTGAGGGACCTTATATTGAAGATAAAACTTTCCCTCTTTATATTATTATGTTTAGGTGTTGTTTTGAATTAAAGGAAGGATATTTGCCCACGATCCAATTAAAAGGAAATTTGAATTATGTGTCCACAGAGTATGTAACATCCTCTGAAGGAAGGTGTGAAACACTTTGTTTGACGTGTGTTGATTTAAAATTGTTTTTAGAACATTATGACGTGTGGGAATTAGAATATTTAAGCGGATATAAATTTAGATCAAAAATGGGAATTTTTACAGAATATATCGACTATTGGACAGAAAAGAAAATTGAATATGAAAAAGCAGGAAACATGATGATGCGTACAATTTGTAAGCTATATTTGAATAATTTGTATGGAAAATTTGCAACGAATCCGATTGTAAAATCAAAAATTCCAAGCGGGTTTGATGAAGATGGAAAAGTACAATATCATATGACAGATCCTGAAGAACGTAAACCAGTGTATCTTCCTGTAGGAAGCTTTGTGACTGCTTGGGCACGCGATTATATTATTCGTGCGGCACAGCAGAATTATGAACGATTTATTTATTGTGATACAGATTCACTTCATCTAATCGGAACAGAAGACGGAAACGGTATCGATATAGATCCGTATAAACTAGGGGCATTTAAGAAGGAAAAAACTTTTACGAAAGCAAAGTATTTGAGAGCAAAAACATATTTACATGAGATAGATGGAAAAAGAAAAGTAACTTGTGCGGGAATGCCAGATAGAACAAAAGAGAATGTAACATTTGATAATTTTAACACAGGAACAGAATATGGGGGAAAACTTACACGTAAGCGTGTGGCAGGTGGAGTGATATTAAAAGAGACAACATTTCGTTTGCGTAAGGGATAAAACTCTTGACAAATAAATAAAAATATGTTAATATTAAATAGAAGAATAGGCAAGTTAAACAATGTTACTGTGTTGCACTGACTACCCGTGATAGGGGGCGGCAAGTATTCACGATTGGTCCCGTGGGCTTTGTTCTTGCCTATTTTTCACTATAAGGTGAGTATATGGCTATTAAATATTTAGACCTTACAAAAGCATTATCCTATAATAAACTCTTTACATTTATTATTGGTGCTAGGGGTGTTGGAAAAACATACGCATCTAAAAAACATTGTATTAATCGCTTTATTAAAAATGGAGAGCAGTTTGTATATATTCGTAGAACGAAAACAGATTTGAAAACCATTGGCCAGTTTTTTACTGATATTTCAAATGCGTTTCCAGAGCATAGTTTTGAAGCTAAAAATCGTAATTTATATATTGATGATAAGCTTGCTGGATTTGCTTTTTCACTTACAACTGCGGCTACGTTAAAATCTACACCCTTTCCAGATGTGGGGTGGATTATATTTGATGAATTTATTATTGATAAGGGGTTTCAGAGATATTTACCAAATGAAGTGGAATCGTTTCTAGAAATGTATTCTACCATATCTAGATTGCGGGATGTTCGAGTAATATTTTTGTCCAACGCTATTACAGTTACCAACCCTTATTTTACTTACTTTGACATTGACGTAGTAAACGATAAAGAATTTTTTACATCGGCAGAAATTGTAGTACAACTTGTAAAAAATGATGATTATGCAAATGCTGTATATGAAACACGGTTCGGAACCCTTGTAAAAAACACAAATTACGCGGCATATTCTATTGAAAATAAATTTCTGCGAGACAGTTCAGAATTTATAGCTAAAAGAAGTACAGAAGCTACGCTTATATTCAATCTTCATACTTCCCATGACGTTTATGGCGTGTGGTATGATTATAAAACAGGAATATATAATGTAAGTCGTGATTATAACCCTGATTTTGTAGTGAACTATTCTACAGGAGAACAAGCTCACACAGAGGGTACGGAAATGATAACAAAACGGCGTCCTTTTTTATATGAGCAATTTATATCTGCCTATTTAAAAGGACGAGCAACATTCGAGACAATACAAGTCAAGAACGAGGTGTTGGGGGAAATTAGATATGCCTAATACTACTATAGAAGGGAATGCCATATGCCCGTTCTTTTCAAAACATGCGGGAGATAAAATTTTTTGTAACAATTATAATAATTGTGAGGTACGGGTTACATTTGACACAGCGAAAACGATTAATGAACAAATGACCCCCATTTGTGTATCGTATGGTTATGCCGAATGCCCTCTTTATAAATTTTTATATGAAAGGATGAAAGACACGTGACAAAAGAAGAATTTGGAAAACTTCTTGTACATATCACAGATGTTGTAGAAAAAGATAACGACACGGAAGTGATTATGGAAAATCTTAAATCCGCACAAGATGCCTATGACGCACTGTATGATAGTATTGCAGAAGGCGAAAACTGGAAAGCACAGTTTGAAGATATGAAGCGGAAATATAAAGAGCGTTTCTTCAACACTGTAGATGGAGCAATTGCCGATCAGTTAGAAGATAATGCGGAAGATACTGCTGAAAACAGAGACGAACTAACCATTGATGATTTGTTTGTAAAACGCGAAGGCGACTATAAAAAGGAGGATAAATAATGGCTACTACACCTACCACAGGTATTGAACTTAGAGCGAACAATGCCACCATTTTGAATTATATTCGCCCCTTTATGCCATCCACTTATTTGGAGAGAGTTCCTGTAGCAACGCAGGAAAACATGGCAGAAGTGGCAAACCCGATTTTGGAGTACCAGGGATACAAAAATGATTTTCTGGATGCACTCATTAACCGTATTGGGCGAGTATGGATTTCCAGCAAATCTTACGAGAATCCCCTTAGAATGTTCAAAAAAGGTATGCTGGAATATGGGGAATCTGTAGAAGAAATTTTCGTAAATATTGCACAGGCACAGCAGTTTGATCCTGCCGTAGCTGAAGAAGAGGTATTTAAACGTCAGATTCCGGATGTGATGGCAGCATTCCATAGGATGAACTATCAGAACTTCTACAAGACCACGATCAGCAATGAACAGCTTAGACAGGCATTTCTTACAGAGTATGGAATTTCTGACCTCATTACAAAGATTATTGAGTCTTTGTATACCGGTTCTGAATTTGATGAGTTTCTTATCATGAAACAGACCGTGTTGGAAGCCGCACAAAATGGGGATATGTACCCTGTACAGATTCCTGCTGCTACAGCCGAAAATGCATCACAGATTGTGACTACCATCAAACAGTATTCCAATATGCTGGAGTTTATGAGCTCCACCTATAACCCTATGGGTGTGCTCACACATTCTAAAAAGCGCGATCAGATTTTGCTGATTAACAGTTCCCTGGATGCGCTTATTGATGTAAACGTCCTTGCGGCCGCATTTAATCTGTCTTATGCAGAGTTTATGGGACAGCGTGTACTTGTAGATGATTTTGGGGCTACTGATATTCTTGCTTGCCTTGTAGACCGTGATTTCTTCATGGTATTTGATAACAATATCGGTTTCACGGAAAACTACAATGGACAGGGACTTTACTGGAATTATTTCTATCATGTTTGGAAAACTTTCTCCAGAAGTCCGTTCGCAAACGCAATTGTATTTACAACTACAGAGCCTACTGTTACTGTGACAAGCGCCTCCATGTCTCCCGCATCTATCGCTGGTGCAACAGGCGGAACAGCAAACGGCGTTGCCGTTGTTCAGTCAACCGGATACGCTCCTACAGATGTTAGCTGGTCCATTAATACAAGTGCTACTGTTCCGGAAGGAATTACAATTACCCCGGATGGTGTTGTAACTGTACCTGCTGGAACGAGTGCACAGGCCGCACAGCCTATGTTCAAAGCTACATCCACTTTTGATTCTTCCAAATCTGCGAATGCACAGTTTACAGTGACCTGATAGCGCGCCGGAGTTTTTATACTTCCTTTCTATCCGGCAGAAGATAGAGCCGGGGCGGCACTGAGCCCCCGCCCCGGCAAGAATACTTACGATGGGGGAAATGAAACATGCCTGTACCTTATATGACAAACGTTACTCTATACAGCGGGGTACCATGGGACAATACCTATACAGATGTGAGATACTTTGATGGGGGAAATGTATCTATACCAGGCCAGGTATTATATAACAGTGGAGCAACATATACTTACCAACGGGTAAACAGCAGTGTGGAAGGTGGAAGGCCTTCCTACACAATGCGAGTGAATAGACCTGCTGGTAAGCTTTATAACTGCAATTATTTAAGTTTTAACAATAATGACGTTAGTGGGGGAAAAACGTTTTATTGCTTTGTAAATAAGGTAAACTATGTGGCGCCGGACACAACAGAGCTTGTGTATGAAATTGATGAGTTTACCACATGGTTTTATGACTGTACAATGCATCCTTGCTTTGTAGAACGTGAACACGCTGAAACAGATTCTGTGGGGGATAATACGGTATTTGAACCTATTGGAACATTTGATATGTTTAATACGGAATTGTCCAGTTTTTTTGAGGGTGAAATAAGGTATACAGCTTTAACATCATCAGACACACCACCATCATGGATTGAAGATAATGGGTATTTTGAACCTGTTCCGATGGCGCCAGGTGGGGTTTTAGGAAATGTATATCAAGCATATAATATGTGGAGTACCACAGACTCAAGCGCAATGAATACATTTTTAACTAACTATACCGGAGTTTATAGAGCAGCAGGAATTATTGGAGTATACACTGTTAAGGTTATGCCCGACACTACTTGGAGTTTTTCTCCACCTACTACTTTACAAACTGAAACATCCACCCCATACACACCTAAAAATAAAAAGCTTTTAACGGCGCAATTTAATAAATGTATTTTGTGTGCGTCCTCTGGTGAAACTATCGAACTTGCATTTGAAAAATTTGGTGGAACAGGTCAATGTCAAGTTAACATAAGAAATACCGTTGGTATACCTAGAACGGTGACTGCTGTCCCCTATTATATAGAAAATACACCAAATTACAACTATTCTATTCAAACAGATGCTTCTGTGGAATCTCCATATCTAGTTGATAATTATACCGATTATATGGCCCGTGTAAAGTCAAACAAAATGCAAGCTTTAAGCGTGCAAGCCAGTTATGATTCTTTTCTGGGTGCATTTAATGTTGCAGCTAATGAAGGAAACATTATGCAGTTAATTTCCGCGTATGCTGACCCATTAATTCAAAGATATATTGACGAATATAAGTATAATCTAAACGGAAACACAATTGCTCCATCTTTTGTACGGTCAACTGACGATTTAACTGATTTTAATTTATCACGCGTGGGATTTTGGGTAAACCAAAAATGTGTTGGAAATGAAACGGCTATTCAAATTGATGACTTTTTTGACTGGTATGGTTATGCTACTATGGCCCCAAAACAACCAAACTTAACAGGACGTTCACTATTTAATTATGTAAAAACAAGGGGTGCAATGATTACAGGTAGCATTCCAGCAGATTCGATGTCAGCAATAAAGCAAATGTTTAATAACGGAATTCGCCTATGGCACACCAACAATGTGGGACAGTATGACCCGGCGACAGGTAATCCCATTGGATAATACGTATTATTTCGGGGATTTACCAGATGATTATGAAAGATACTTACTTTATATAGAGGAGGTACAAGATGGGGAAAAACAAGTTTTATACACCCCGAAAACAATGGAAAAGCGCCCGCATCAATGACCAAACCTATATTGACTATTACAACCGATTAAAAGAGTTTGTAATAAATATGTTTGATTGGAAAAACGTACCTCCTACCATTGATGTGCGTTTTCTAGAGCTTACACTCGCAGAACAAGGTTTTTGCTTGTATTTCAATGATGAATTTATCGGGAATTTGTGCCTGCAAGCCCAAATCGGCGGACAACTAAATGTATATCGGATTCCAAAATATCGGCGTGCCTATGCTGTAAATGGGTACCAAAAAACATGCGATGATACGGATAGCGTAATTATATACAATAACTATTTACACACGCCGTCTATGCTAACCGTGGAGCTTTATGCTAGACGTCTATATGAAATTGAACGAACCATCGAAATAAACGTAAAAGCACAAAAAACACCTGTTGCCATCCTAACAGATGAAAGTGACAGATTGTCTGTTAAAAATCTATATGCCCAATATGACGGGAATGAGCCGTTTATTCTTCCCGACCGAAATTTTGATCTAGCCCGCATACGTTGCGTAAAAACAGACGCTCCATTCATTGCAAACGAACTTAATATGTTAAAATATGACGTATGGAATGAAGCGCTAGCCTTTTGTGGTATCGCGCAAATGAACAGCAAGCGGGAACGCCTTGTAGCATCTGAAATTTCTTCTAACACCCAATCTATTGAGGCACAACGCGCTGTAATGCTGAATTCTAGACGAGATGCGGCAAAACAAATCAATGCGATGTTTGGTACAAATATTGAAGTGGATTTCAAAGAAAATTTGATTTACAAAATAGAGGAAGAAAAAGAGTCCACAGGGGAAGGCGGTGAGGAATTATGGCAGAATACACAATTGAGCTTGGAAAACTGATGAGCCTAAACTTCCATCCTGCATTGGATTCGTATCCCATTTTTAATGAGAATTATCGAGAAACGCTAAATACCAAAATTTTACGTCATTATTGGTTCCATGAGATAGGGGCAGAAACTGCTGACAGATTTAATTTCTATCTGGAAACAAAAATGTGGGAGATTATGCCCTATTATAATCAGTTGTATGAATCTGAACTTTTGGAGTTAGATCCACTAACGACAGAAAATATGACTGATACAGAAAAGCGTATTTTCACAGGAAGTAGAATTGATAACACTAGTGGAACAGATAATCACACATTGGATAAAACCACTACAGATACAGTAGAGGGGAAAAAAATCAATACGGGTACCGTTAAAAATGACGGATCTACTAGTGATGATTCTACAAGAACAGATAATTTGCAACAGATCATCAATACTGAGCAAACAACAACAAATAATTTGACCACAACCACAACAAATGAAAGTGATGGTACAGGAAAAAACACAACATCTGGTACAAAGTCCTCTATTTTTTCAGATATTCCGCAAGCCCCGCAAAGCTCAACTCAAAATTATGCGACAACTAGAACAAATGATTCTACTTCTGAGACCTCTAACACTACAACTCATGAAGAAGGAAACGGCACTACACAAAACACGGGTACTGTTACCATAGACGGCGAACAAACCACCTCTAATACAGGCACACAAAAAACAGAAGCTACTGGAACTTCTACAAACACCCAAACAAATGACCTTACGGAAAATACCTCTGAAACATCAAATGGTACAAGTAAGGATGAATTTGCTAGAGATTATTCTGAAAATATGAATCGCAATGATTCTGAAAATGAAACAAAAGAACATACCCGCGTAGGCTACAACAATATACCCGCTGTAGAACTACTGAAAAAATGGCGCGAAACATTCCTTAACATTGACATGATGATTATTGAAGAACTCCGCCCACTATTTATGGAGATTTATTGATGGAATATATTACACTTATATGCGCCCTTATTTCTTTTGCTGGTGTGTTAGTAAACAACATATACAGCAATAATAAAACACGAAATACCTTAGATAAAAATCAGGCAATTCTAAAAGAACAAATACAGGAATTGACAAGGGAAGTAAGAATGCATAATGATTTTGCAACCCGTGTGCCGATTCTTGAAGAAAAAATAGAAAGGTTGGAAAGGTATCACTATGAAAGAACCTAATACTTTGCCCCCGAAATTTCCTACATCTTGCGGTTGCCCTGTGCCTCCTCCCCCGCCTTGCGTTCCGCATGTTCCATCGGTTTTGCCAGGGGTGGATCTATACGAAAGCTATTTAGCACTTGCTAACCGTGTGAACCTTTTGATTGATACGTACAATTCAACCATTGGGGGAGCATACTCAACTCTGGATCAGTTATATAAGGCTGTAGTTACAAACGGCTCTTACTATGCTCCTGATGAAGTTTGGGAAGAAAATAAATATGATGCTGTAACTGATTGCCAGTATACCGTTATTCATAAAAAGGCAATTGACAATTGCGGCGTGCCCATTAAAATGGAATTGTCCTTTGCTTATGATAATGTAACAAATACGGCAAATGTGCTAGAACCAATTAATAAGGAAAGCTATGAAGTAATTGCAGATAAAATTTTTGTTGCACAGCAACAAACTAGCAAAGAAACTGGTTTCTATGGCATAATATTCAAAGATGGCGTATATCGACAGACGACTGCACAGGGCACAAATATGTACACGGTTGGTTTTACTGATTGTGGGGAAATGAAAGTGTATGCAAATATTACACCCGAAACACAACTGGTAAACGATAAGATCGTAGACAGTATGGGTGTGCCGGGAATTGTCATTCAGTATGGAGAAATTACTGATGTGGCTTATCAATCTCAAATCCCCAATAGAGCCGTTGCGGCGGCCCGTGTATTGCTTGGGTATAATGAGACTACCCACGAAACGATTATCCTCACTTGCCCCTATAATACTGATGAAACAGGGCAATCTGGTATGACTACAGAACAGG